ATTCGCACCTTATTAAATGAGAATACTTGCGCTATCGTGCAGCATATCGGGTTCTTGTTAAAGTCAAAGCTAAGTATTAACTCATGGCTTCTGTCTATATCAACAACTCCTAAGTGTTTGCTTGGCTCATAAGCATAAGCCCATCGCATCGTGTTAAGTGTTACATCCTCGGCCATGTATTCGCAGTTAAAGTACATATCGTCAAGTGTGAGCTTTGCGTTATCCACCTCGTTAGGGTCAATGAATGGGTTATCGTATGTGCTGAACTTCCATGCCTGCCATTCGTGTGAGAACTTATCCTCATCCTTTCGCTTAAATAGTTCTTTGAAGTAAGTGTTCCCAAATTGTGGTGTAGATAAAAACCACCCATCCCCAATGTAGTCGGTTAGTGTTGCTCTGATAGTTCCGTTCCATGCTTGTTGTAGCTTCTTAGCCTTCTCGCACTCATCGATAACTACTCTCTTATACTTGCGCCCTCTACCTGAATCGGGTTGGTCAAGTGACCACATATCAATGATGCCACCTGTTGACAGTCTTATCTGTTTAATCTGCTCATCTTTTTTTACTATTATGTCTTTGACTATTGATACAATAGTTATCCAAAAGTCATTCAAGTCTTTGTAAGTCGGGCAATAATAAGCAACAGGGTACCCATCTAATGCAGGGTCAATCACTAACTCCTCGGCTAGTGATGTCTTACCAAACCTTCTACCACACTTCAGAACATTAAAGCGTTTAGCTGTTTGGATGATGTGTTCCTGGTTATGGTGCCTCTTTCGTAGCTTTATAATTATATCACTCACGAACTACCCTTATTATTCCTGATGTTTCATTTTTTGCATCAATCTTCGTCGCTGCATAGTCACCCTCTATCTTGCTTATCTCGGCTTGAAGCTCGCGCAATGTGCGCCTAAGTAGTGCCGTTTCGCTTACCGTATGCTTTCGTGTTGTTTTCTTTGGCTGACCGCTTACAATTAAGAGTTCCTCAGTCATTCCATTTTCAAGTTCATTTAGAATATCATCAACTTGCTTTTGGTAAACCTCTAATCGTTGGAATTTCGTTTTTATCGCGTTTAAAGCGTTTTCTTTCGTGTGTTGTATGATAGCTTCATCCGCTTGCTTTTCGGCTTCTATTCGCGCAATTCTATGCTTATCATTGGCTTTTTTCCAATATGTGACAAAGGTTGGTTCGCTGCACTTAAATTCACTTAAAAATAATTTAAGTACGTCCTTATAAACTACGTTTCCTTTCCTTAGTTCGTTTGAAATAAATGATATGTACGTTTCGCTCTTAGTCATTTAATTTGAGCGGTGGGGTGGTTGCGAACCCCTTCTCTATACTGGAATGTACAGCGCATTACATTTATGCTTCCACCGCGTTTATTTCTTTTCTGCTTTGCAAAGATATTTTTTTTCCTTTATACATACCAGCTCCAAACTCATCTATTTTACTAAATGGTAATACAGGAACTGTTATTTTACAATTTTTATCAATTAGGTAAATGTAACGAAGTTGGAAACCTTCTACTTTTTTGCTCCCTTCTGGAACTCCAGCTCTACCATTTTGTGATAAAATATGTTTCCCTTTGGTAAATGTCATACTTGCAACTCGTTTTCCATTTGGCAATTCAATAATACTTGAATTTTGCTTTATTGAAGTTAAATAAAAACCACTTGCACGATAAATAGTTCCATCTCCGCTTTGAGTTCCATCGCTAAAACTTAAAATCCATTTAATGTGTGGTGCGTTTTTCTTAATTAACTTTATGCTTACAGACAAACATCTACTTTCACTATTTTTAGGCAAATAGTCATCAAATGCCATTCTATTAAGTTCCAACATTTCATTCCATAAGCAAGGTTGAACCATTCCTAAAACTCTACTTTTGTCAAATGGTGATCCATAACTCATAACACCATGTAATACATTATCCAAAAAACAGCCAAAATGTAAACTGCTATTGTTTACTATTTTTCCACTATAATGGTGCTTTTTTACAAAGTCATTTGCAATTTTAGAAGGTATTACTTTAACAATTATTTCTTTTGCTCTGCCCATTGCATAATGATTAAATAAAGTGCGTTTCCGTTGCTGTTTTCATTGCCCATTGTTTCAGCATATTTGTACTCTTCGGTTTCTTTTATATCAGCTATTGCGTTTTTTATTTGTTCGGCTTGCTCATCAGCTAATGTAAAAGTCATCTGTTGAAACGGTGCTTTGTCTCCATCAGGCAAACTAAAATCTGTACCAAATTCATCACTATCATTTATACCTAATGTTTTTACTTTATACTCCTCCAATTCATACTCTTCACAAATGGCATTGGTAACTTCCACATCCATTACGATATTCTCCTTTGCAATGATGTTATCACTTAGTGCCATTTCGTAAAACTCCTTGCTTCCGCTTTTGATGTCGGTACGTTTTACCGCGATGATTTCTGAACCATCCGTTTCGATGATGCGCACGTTTTCAATGCCAGCGTTGATAGCTGATTCTGTCACTCCATTTCCTGCGATGATTTCGTTATCTTCTGAAATTAGGATTGAACGCCCCAAACCAATCTTACCAATTGATTTTTCGAGGCGTTGCATACCATATTCGCTGTGCTTGTTTGCGTTCCTATTGTCGAACTTTAAGTCTTTAACTGTTGTTTTAGCCATGCTGCAAATCTATTAATATCCTTTAAATTTCAAACCTATGTCAATTAGTTCTCTCAAGGTAGGTGCTACTTTATTGTCTTTCCGGTAAGCATGAAGTCTCTTGTAAAGTGATTTATGCTTTGTTCCAAATACACATATCTCATTGACTGACTTACTTTCTAACTGCTTGAGATAGTGTTCAAGCCGATCCGTTGCGTTTAGTTCGTTCTTTATCATTCCACCTCCACTCTCTTACCTTTTGACTCAAGTTGCATCTTCAGCGCAGTGATACACTTATCGGGTGTATGGTTGAACACATTTGGGATGTTGCGAGCTTCAAGCACAGTCAATTTCCACTCCTTACCCATCCACTTGGTGATGTGGATGGTGTAGGGTATGCCGTTAATAGTTATCTTTCTTGTTATATCGTTCATAATCTGCCAAATCTTATATCGTTAATAAGTTGCTGGGTGTTGATGTTCTCCTCGTTTGGATTTCCCCATTGCTTATACATCACCTTTGTGCGCTTTCTCCTGCTTACCTCGATGATGTGCTTCATGCGCTCACCCTCGATGCGGATGAGTTGCTTCTGACCATTCTCCATCATCGACATAAGTACTTTGCCCAAGTGAATTAGGGCCTTTTTTGTCTTTTGCAGCACTATCTCGGTAGTTGATAATGTTGGGGTCATTGACCTGTCAAGTTTGGCTAATGTGTAGCCGATTGTTTTAGTTGTTCTCATTTTTTTCTCTTTGTACGATTTTACCTAATTCAAAAATAGTTGTTGCGCCATCCGGCTTGATTTCGCAAAAGTAAAAATGTGAATCCTCACTTATTGACACTTTGCTTTCGATGAACATAGAGTGACGTTTACAAGTCTCACTCTTTTCAATAATTTCAATTTCTTGTTTTGTTAGTATTACTCTCATTGTTTTAATTTGTTTAACATTATGTCGCACCATTGCGATAAGTCTTGCATCTTTTGTTCGTGAGCTGTTATAAGCACAACTCGCTTCTCTTGGGTGGTTAGTCCTTGCTTAACCTCTATCGGTAAACGTAAGGATGTCATAACCATCTTGTCGGGGGAAGCCTTGCGACCTGCACCTTTCCTCTTTCCTCCTCTCATAATTACTTACATCTATTAATTAGTTCTCTGCGTACTCCGTAAAACTCACGGCTACCATACTCCGATGACTTGAATCTATCGTATAATTGAGAGTCTGTTGAATGTACATTTACTTCCTTACCTCTCGTTAGGCAAGAGATAGTGTACTGGCCATAACCTTTCCATGTCATTGATGGTTGTCTGTTGTCAATTTGTTTGCGTGTCATAATTATATTATTAGTATTATATTAATCCGTTGTCTGCAAATGAGTAATAGCTTTCTGATGTTAAAATTATATGGTCTACTACATTAACATCTATAAATTTTAATGCTGATATAGATTTATTTGTTATTTCTTCATCAGCCTTACTTGGATTAATATTTCCACTTGGATGATTGTGTGCTAAAATTATTGATGAAGCTAAAGATTCAACTGCATATTTAGCTATTAATTTTACATCTACAACAGTACTTGTTATGCCACCTTGAGAAATTTTAGCGTAACCAATAGTTTTATTTGCCCTATTTAAAAGTAATATAAAAAAACTTTCAAATATTTCTATGTCATCAGAATAAAAATTTCTAATAAAATCTGCAGCGTTTTTACTACAATCTATTTTCTCATTTGGAAAATTTGTTTGAACTTTTTTTAATTCGTAAAACTTTGTCATTTTTTTTCTTTTTTAGTCATTATCTTAATCCTATTGATTGTCTTTTTACTGATGCAATTTGCATTGCTTCAAATTTTGCATCGTGCTTTAAATTAGTTACATCTATCATATCTAATTCATTTAACTCTAACCAGTCAGTTGCTACTTCATTTAAGATTTCAAATTGCTTGTATGAGCATTTACCTGTTGATAACACTGTTGCTGCTACTTTTGATGCAAAAACTTTGTTGCTGTTTGCAATTTCTTGTACTAATGTTTGTGACTTGTTCATTTTGTTCTTATTGATTAATTCGAAGGCAATTATAAATCTTTTTTTGATATTTGCAGTACCTTAATCAAAAATAAATTATAACTCACTAGTTTTCAATCAATTATTTTTTACTTTTTGTTTATAAAGTTCGATAAGTTCTTTAATTTCGGGTATTGTGAGCTTCAAAGGTTCATTTCTTTTTTCTTGTAGCTTCTCAAATGCTACATCACCAATAACAATTGGTAAGTTGCTCATGTATTCGTGTATGTTACCATGCTTATGTTGATTGCAATGCACACATTGACCATGTACGTTATCTTCGTTGAATCTTAGGTTAGGATATGCACCAACTGAATAGCAATGACCAGCATCAAACTTGCGACCACTTAAGGGGGTTTTACAGCTAATACATCGTTTGTCTTTATCCCTGTGACGTATGTAGGTATTAAATACCTTTTGAAGTTTTTTTAACCAATCGGAATGTGTTTCTAGTTTCTCAAGTATCTTTTTTTTCTCGA